GGCGTATGGCATGGCCGCAGTCTATGCGGCGAAAACGCGGGAAACGCGGGGTTAAAATCCGCGTTCCTCCTATATCCGCGATATAGGACCAAATCAAAAGTTAACCGTTTGTTTGGTGGTCGGCTGGTGCATATCGTGGCGGCTCAAATCACCGATTGAGCGCAGTTATCGCCCATGCCCCGTTCCCTTGTTTCGTTCTGGAAACGTGTCGCCACCAGCGGCCCGACCGTAGATGGCCGCGAGATCCTTCCCCAGGAACTGCGTGATATCGCTGAGACCTACAAAGCCGCCACATATACGGCGGTGATCTGGTGCGAGCACGAGCGTTGGTATGGCTCCCACGGCACCGTGTTTGCGGTGCGCCTGGTGGAAGAGGGCGACGACCTGGCCCCGGGACAGATCGCCCTCGAGGCGCAGTTGAAACCCAACGACAAATTGCTGTGGCTCAACGACCAGGGCGAGAAGCTGTTCACCAGCATCGAGATCACCCCGAACTTCGCGAACACCGGTAAAGCCTACCTGACCGGTCTGGCAGTGACCGATGAACCCGCCAGCTTGGGCACCCAAGAACTCTACTTCTCGAAGAAGACCAGCAAGGCCGCGTATTTCGCCGCTTCTCATGAGCTTGGCCCACTACGTGACGACCAGCCGCAAGGCGAACTGAACAAGTTTGTCGCCTTGTTTTCGGGGTTGCTCAAGCGCTTTGGCATCGAAGAAGCCCCCGCATCCCCGCAACCCCCAACCGAGAGCAAACCCCCAATGGATGAAGCTACAGCCAAGGCGCTGAAGGCACTGCTGGAGCAGCTGTTGCTTGTTGCTGCAGGCATTCAGACCGTGATCGAACCCGTCACCGAAGAGGTCGTGGATCCGATCGTTGACGAAGTCGATGATGTTGAAACGGCAGTTTCTGACATCGTCGAGCAGGTCGCCGCTGATCGTGAGTTCGCCCGAAATGGCAACACCGACAAGCGTCTGGCCAGCATCGAGAAGCTGCTGAACAAGGCGTTTAACACCGTCAACACTCGCCAGGTTCCGCGCATCACCGGCCCTGCCGACACCAAAAAGCGGGTGCTGTGATATGAGCCAACAATCTCTGTCCAACCGCGCCCTGAAGCAATACGCGGCACTGCGTGAAGCGATCGCCGAAACCTACAGCGTCGACGTGACCCGCCAGTTCAACGTTGAGCCGAGCATTGCCCAAGAGCTGAACGACAAAATCACCGAGCGCGCCGATTTTCTCGAGCGCATCAATGTCGTGCCGGTCACCGAAATCAAGGGCCAGAAGGTCATGTTCGGGGTGAATGGTCCCGTGACCAGTCGCACCAACACCAAGACCACCGACCGCGAAGCCAAAGACGTTTCCGACCTGAACGGTTTGGGTTACGAGCTGTTCGCCACCGAGTCGGATGTCGGCCTGCCGTTCGCCAAGATCGACAGCTGGGCGAAATTCCCGGACTTCGCCGATCGCTACTCGGCAGCGGTACAGAAGCAGATCGCCCTGGATCGCATCATGATCGGCTGGCACGGCGTCACCGCTGCGATCCAGACCGACCTGGCCACCAACCCAATGCTGCAGGACGTCAACAAGGGTTGGCTGCAGCTGGCTCGCGAGCAGATTCCTGAGCAGGTACTGCAGGAAGGTGCGGTGGACGGAAAAATCACCCTCGGCGCCGGCGGCGATTACGAAAATCTCGACGCCCTGGTGCACGACACCAAGCAGATGATCAGCTCGGTGTTCCGTGATGGCGGTGACCTGGTGGCGATCGTCGGGAGTGATTTGCTGGCTGCAGACAAGGCCAAGCTGTATTCCAACCAGGCGGGTAAACCGACCGAGAAGGAGCGCATCGAAAGCGCCCAGGTCATCGCGACTTACGGCGGTCTGCCGACCTTCACCGTGCCGCATTTCCCGGTCAACGCCGTGGTCGTCACCAGCTGGGACAACCTGTCGATCTACTTCCAGGACAGCAGCTGGCGCCGCCACCTGATCGAGAACCCGAAACGCTCCCGCGTCGAGGATTACAACGGCCGTAACGAAGGTTACGTGATCGAGCAGCTGGAGAAATTCGCGGCCGCTGAAAACGTGGAGTTGATCTGATGAGCCTGGCACTGGCGCATAAGCGCCGCGTTCAAGCCGAAGGCCCTGCAGCTGCTGCACGCGCCGGTGCCGGCACGGCGGTGTATTCCGCCGCCACCGCACTGTCCAGCCCAGCCAACGCCAAGAAGCACCTGAAGTTGATGGAAGACGCGCTGGCACAGGACCTGGAGCGTGTCAGCGCAATCAACAGTCGCGAACTGCGTCAGCAGCTCAAGCGTGACGAGCTGCTGCCCAAGTATCTGGACTACGTGCAGCGCTACCGCGATTCCGGATTGAGTTTCCCGAACTCGGTGGTGATGCAGGTCCTGGTTTGGCTGTTCGACACGGTGCAATTCGAAGCGGGTCTGGACTTGGCGGACTTCGCCATGGCGCAAAACCAGCTGATGCCTGAGCGCTTCAAGCGCGATGTGCCGACCTTTGTCGCCGATGCGGTGATTGAGTGGGCCGAGGCTGAGCAGAAGGCTGGCCGCAGTCCGGAGCCGTATGTGTCCGACCTGTTGCCGCGTGTCGATGGTGAATGGGAGCTCACTGAACAGATCCCCGCCAAGTACCACAAGTTGCTCGGGATCCGCGCCCTGAACGCCAAGGAATGGGCGAAGGCCATCACGCACTTCGAACGCGCCAATCAGTTGCACGATGGCATTGGTGTGGGCACACGCCTGGAAGGCGCTCGCAAGGCGCTGGCGAAAGAACTGGCTAACAAAGCCGCCGAATAACCGACTACCCCCCCCGGCGAGAAACTGTGGATGTGAGCCAACCATTTATGGCCCTGACCCACTGAAACAGTTTTCCCGCCCCTATTCGAGTGCCCAGCAATGAGCTTTTCCGGGAAACCCACGACCTTTGTGGAACAGGTGATCGAGAACGACGGCTTCTGGCCGAATCTCTCCGTGACCGAGTTTCAGAAGAGTTACCGCCTGCCGGCGGAGTACCTGGTAGACATGCTGATCACTGATCTGACCACGGCGATGATCGAGGTCAACCGCGACCTGGCCAAGCGCAAAAGTGAATGGCAGAACGCAGGCGTCACCACCGTGGAATCTGCTGACCCCATGGTGCTGCCGGAGCGCACATTTTACGCAGCGACGTATAAGCGCGCTGTGTATTGCCGCGCCAAGGCCAGCTTGCTCACCCAGTTCGCCACGGTGACGCGCCGTGAAAGCGCGGAAAACACCGGCAAAGAACTACCGGAGCGCGGAGAAACCTTTCTGGAATTCAGCCAGCAGGCCGTCCGCTCACTGCAAGGCCGTGGCCGCATCACGGCGGCGCTGCTATGACCAAGCTTCAGGCGTTGACGGCGTACCTGCTCGAACGCCGCCTGGTTGAGCCTGAACAGCTCGACAGTTGGACCGAGCAGGTCACCCTCGAACTGGTCTGGAAGCCCGACGTGGAAGGCATGCACCTGGGCAACATGCGCTATCGCGCCGCGATTGTCCTGGAGCGTTTCGCCGATCACCCGGCGCGGCTGATGGCGCTGGTCGGCAGTTGGTTGGAAAGCAATGATCCGGGCCGTGATCGCGATGAACTGCCGCCGGCCCAATTCGCCATCGAGATGCTGGACAACGATCTGGCGGACGTGGACATCACCCTGGAGTTCGTCGAGCCGCAGTACCTGGCCGAAGACCCCGCCGGCGAGATTCTGGCTTTCGGCAAGACCTGGGCATTTGTCCCGTTCGATCTGTGGGTAGCTGAGCGCGGCGAGGTGGGCACCGATGGCGGGGCGTAGCACCTTCGAACTCGATGCACGCGGTTACCTGGGCGTGCGTGAGCAACTGGCGTTGCTCAGCCTGCCGCCACGCTTGCGCCGCCGGCTGCTGAACAACGTGACCAAGCGCGTGCGGACAATGAGTCGCAAGCGTGTGCAGGATCAGCAGAACCTGGACGGCTCACCGTTCGAAGCACGCAAGGGTTCGGGCAAAGGCAAAAAAAAGATGGAAGCCGGCCTGGCCAAGTTGATGGTGGTCACCCGCGTCAGCGCTGATGAGGCCGAGTTGGGTTGGCGTAACGCCTTGACTCGCTGGGTCGCCGCCCAGCAGCACAACGGCGTCAGCGAGCGCCGCACCGCCGCGCAGATGCGCCGCTGGAACAAAACCGCACCCGGCTTGGCCGCGACCGACAAGCAGGCCAAACGCCTGCGCCGGCTGGGCTTTCGTGTGCGCCAGGCTGGCAAAAAAACACTGTCCAGGCCATCGGTGGCGTGGATTCAAGAGCATGTGAACTACGCCCAGGCGGGTTTGCTGATCCGCATCCTGGACGACGAACGAGCCGAAACCAGCGGCGCGCAGAGCTGGGAAATCACGCTGCCCAAACGCCAGTTCATCGGCGTCAACACAACCCGCGACACCAGCGTGCTGATCAACCAGGTGTTGCAACAAATCCTAACTTCACCCCGCTAACGAGGCACTGCATGGCACTCGGTCAAGTCACCGTCGACAATCTCAATCTGGGCCAGGGTGCCGTGACTGAGATTGAGCGTTACTTTCTGTTCATCGGACCAGCCGGCAAGAACGTCGGCCAGTTCATCCCCCTCAATACCGACAGCGACCTGGACGGCGCCCTGGGCATTCCGGCTAGCGATCTGAAAACCCAAATCACTGCCGCCAAGCTCAATGGCGGTCAGCGCTGGGCGTGTGTCGCCGCGCCGATCGGTGCCGAAGGCAACTGGCCGGAAGCGTTGGAAAAAGCGCAGCAACAGGGTATTTCCGTTGAAGCCGTGGTGATTACCAAGCCGGTCGCTACGCCTGGCGAACTCACTGCCATGCATGACACGGCCGTGGCACTGAACAACACCTACGGTCGCCGCGTGTTCATGATGGCCAGCGTGATCGGCATCACTCCCGAACAAACCTGGGCGCAGTACCTGACTGAGCAAAAGGCGTTGCTGGCGAACGTGGCAGCACCGCGTGTGCTGGTCGTGCCGCAGCTCCATGGAAACGACTTGGGTGTGCTGGCTGGACGTCTGGCGAACTCGGCGGTGAGCATTGCTGACAGCCCGATGCGCGTTGCCACCGGTCCAGTGCTGGGACTCGGTTCAGTGCCGATCGACAGCGACAAGGTGCCATTGCCGTCAGCCGTGCGCAGTGAGCTGGATCGAGCGCGTTTTTCCGTGTCGCAGACCTATCCCGATTACCAGGGCGTGTACTGGGGAGACGGCAACATGCTCGACACCCCGGCAAGTGACTTTCAGGTCGTTGAATACCTGCGCATCACCGACAAGGCGGCGCGCCTGATTCGTCCGCTGCTGATTCGCCGTGTGGCTGATCGTCGCTTAAACAACACGCCCAACAGCATGGCCGTTAACACCAACCAGTTGATGGCACCGCTGCGTGCGATGGCCAAGTCCATCACGTTCAACGGCGAGGTGTTCCCCGGCGACATCGAGTCGCCGAAAGACGGCGACCTGGTGCTCAGCTGGCAGACCAAAACCAAGGTCGCTGCCTTCATCAAGCTCAAACCTCTCAACTGCCCGAAAGACCTGACGGCGAACATCGCCCTGGATCTTTCCAACGATCAATCGGAGTAAACCCAATGGCAAAAATCGGCGGTAAGAATTTCGACGTGAGCCTGGGTGACCTGGTGCTGCACGTCGAGAACTGCACCCTGGACATCACCGACAACTCAGCGGTGGCGCAAACCCGGGGCGTGCCCGATGGCTATGTCGAAGGCGACGTGGCGGCGGCGGGTGAGTTCGAGTTGGATACCACCAATTTCAACCTGCTGATCGATGCGGCGCGATCGGCTGGCAGCTTTCGCGCCTTGAAACCGTTCGATGCGGTGTTCTTCGCCAAGGCTGGGGAAGAAGAGGAACTGCGCGTGGAAGCCTTCGGCTGCAAGGTGAAGATTTCCAGTCTGTTGGGCATCGACCCGAAGGGCGCCGAGAAGAGCAAACACAAGGTGCCGTTCGACGTCACCAGTCCGGACTTTGTGCACATCAACGGCGTGCCGTACCTCGATGCCCGCGAGATTGAGGGCCTGCGCTGATGGTGTGCCCGTTCGACCGTGCCCAGGCGCTGGAACAACGCCAGCGTGACCAGGCGATCGCCGCCCAGCTCACCAGGGCACGTCCGACCGGGCCAAGCCGCAGTCATTGTCTGGAGTGCGAAAACCCGATCCCGGAACAACGCCAGGCGCTGGGCGGGATCACCCGCTGCACCCCGTGCCAATCCCTTTTCGAGCAAGGACAACGCCGATGAGCCTGATCACCTGGCCGCACTTCGCCGCGGCTGAACTGCGCTGCCGCTGTGGCAAATGCGGCAGCACCGGTGCCGAGATGAACCCTGATTTTATGGCGGAGCTGGTGACCCTGCGTCAGCAGTTCGGCCGGCCGATGGCGCTGAGCAGCGCTTACCGCTGCCCGAAACACCCGGTGGAAGTGAACAAGCCCGCCCCTGGTGAGCATTGCACTGGCCTGGCCGTTGACGTGCGCTGCCGTGGCGCTGACGCGGTGGAGATCCTGCGCCTGGCCATGAACCTGAAGTTCACCCGGTTCGGGATCAGTCAGCGCGGTAATGCTCGTTTTATTCACCTGGGCATGGCGCCGGCCGGTGGCCGCTTCCCCAGCCCTGCGATCTGGAGCTACTAAATGCGCCGTTATCAAACCCACGCTTTGGTAGGCCTATTGGCGGCACTGGTTGGGAGCCAGTTGGAGACAGCCATTGCCTATTTCGGCAGTACCTATGCCGAGGACATCGCAGCGATCACCAGGGGTTACTGCATGGCTCCGGAAAACCTCCGCGTTTCGCTCCGTGAGGTGATCGAGGTCAGTGCTGCACCAAACAAGATCCGCGTGGAGTGCGCCGCCGATGCCCTTTGAAAGTGATCTGGAACTGCGACACCGGCCCGGGCACACCCGCTGGGAAGTGATCCGCCCGCTGGCTTACCGGACCGGCGATGGGCGACTGGTCGTGGTGCCGGTTGGCTACCTCTCGGACTTGGCCAGTGTGCCGCAGGTGGCACGCCGCATCGTTGATCCGCAAACGCCCCAGGCACGCCGGCCTTCGGTGGTGCATGACCACATTTACACCAACTTGACCCACCGTTTCAGCAAGGCCGAGGCCGATCGAATCTTCTACGACGCCCTGCGCGAAGAAGGCATGGCCACACCGTTGGCCTGGCTGATGTGGAAGGCCGTGCGCCTGGGCGGACGCGGCACCTGGAGCGCATGACATGGAGCTGAATCCGTTGACCGTCAGCATCCTGTTGGTGCTGACCGAGTTGGCACTGACCGGCGTGGTCGGCTTCCAGGTGTACCTGTTCAAACAGATCAGCGCGGCCCGCCGCGAGCACCTGGAGCTGCGCCTGTACCTGGCACAGAACTACGTGCGCAACGATCAGTTCGACAAGGTCATCACCCGCCTGGAAGACCGGCTGGAAAACCACCTCGACACCTACTTTAAAAACCTCAACAAGAGAGCCACCGCATGAACGAGCAAAACCCGGAAATCACCATTGAAGTCGGTGAACAGGAATTCACTTTCAACCTGACTCCGCAGGAC